ATTCTTTACGTTCTTATGAACGGAACAGGAGTGGGATTTAGTGTCGAAGGAGAACACGTAAATCATCTTCCAGTTATTGCAGAAGAATTCCATCCAACGGACACAACTATTGTCGTTGCAGATTCCAAACTTGGATGGGCAAAGGCATTTAAAGAATTGTTAAGTTTATTGTGGAGTGGACAGATTCCTAAATGGGATTTGTCTAAAGTAAGAGAAGCAGGAAAACCTCTAAAGACATTTGGAGGTAGAGCATCTGGCCCAGAACCATTAGATGATTTGTTTTATTTCTCTGCAAAAATCATACAAGATGCAGCAGGAAGAAAACTAAAACCTATCGAATGTCACGATATTGTTTGTAAGATTGCAGAAATTGTCGTAGTAGGTGGTGTGAGGAGAAGCGCACTTATAAGTCTATCTGATTTAAACGATGGAGAGATGAGACACGCAAAATCTGGTCAATGGTGGGAACACAATGTCCAGAGGGCACTTGCAAACAATTCAGTTAATTATAAAGAGAAACCAAATACTGGCACATTTATGCGAGAGTGGTTATCTTTATACGATTCAAAGTCAGGTGAACGAGGAATTTATAATAGAACATCTGCAATGAATCAAGTTTCAGCACTAAACGAAAGGGAAGAAGATGGTGAAGGAGGATATGTTAAACGAAGAGAGCCAAGAGATGATTTTGGAACTAACCCCTGCAGCGAGATCATTCTTAGAAGCAGAGAGTTCTGCAACCTTAGCGAGTGCGTTGTACGAAGATCTGACGATGTTGAATCTCTTAAAAAGAAAGTCAGATCTGCGACTATCCTTGGCACATTTCAATCAACCCTTACCAACTTCAGATATCTTACCAAAGAGTGGAAAGACAATTGTACTGAAGAAAGGTTATTGGGTGTCTCGCTCACCGGCATTCTAGATAGTCCACTAACAAATGGTAAAAAGAAGGGATTGGAATCCCTATTAGACGATTTGAGAAAGGTTGCATATGAAACAAACAAAGAATGGGCAGACAGACTTGGAATCCAACGAGCAGCAGCCATTACTTGTGTCAAACCTAGTGGTACTGTGTCTCAGCTTGTTGATTCTGCTTCTGGTATTCATGCCCGCCATAATCCTTATTATATCCGTACTGTAAGAGCAGACAACAAAGATCCTCTTTGTAAATTCATGAAGGACAAGGGATTTCCGAATGAACCAGATGTGACAAAACCAAAACACACAACTGTATTTTCTTTTCCAATGAGGGGCCCAGAACAAGCAGTCTATCGACAAGACATGACTGCAACAGATCAGTTAAAACTCTGGATGACTTACCAGACTCATTGGTGTGAACACAAACCATCCGTAACCATTTCTGTCAAAGAAGAAGAGTGGCCAGAAGTTGGTTCATGGGTTTGGGATAATTTCGATTCAATTAGTGGGATATCTTTTCTTCCATTTAGTGAACATACATATAGACAAGCACCTTACCAAGACTGCACAAAGAAAGAATACAACGATATGTTCAAGTTGATTCCTCAAGATGTAGATTGGAAAGAGTTGTCGGAATATGAAGAAAAAGATTTCACCGCCGGATCGCAAGAACTAGCTTGTTCTGCGGATGGAGGGTGCGAAATAGTAGACCTTTAATTGGAAAGATATGGATATCGATTTAGATGTAAATTGTAGTAACTGTAATGCAAGATATACAATGATGTATGATCCAGATAGTTTGAGAGAAGAAGAACAGGCATTTCATTGTGCGTTTTGTGGGATTTTGATGGAGCCTTATTATGAAGATCCAGACGAATTCTGAATATGTTGCAGGAATCGATTACTCATTAACTTCTCCCGCGATCTGTGTTGCCCAAATAATAAATAGTTGTATTACATTTGAGAATTGCAAATTTCATTATTTAAAACAGAATAAATCACAGGAATCGTTTGGTAAGATTTTTGCACATGAATATCCAAAATATACGGATGATATTGACAGATTTACTAAACTTGCAGATTGGACAATAGAATGTATAAGGTGGTATCATAATAGAGCATCCCATGTTTACTTGGAAGATTATGCATTTGCTGCGACAGGAAGAGTTTTCAATATTGGAGAGAATACTGGAATACTCAAACAAAAACTCAGATCAAGTGGATTTCGTTATACAACGATTCCCCCCACAGTAATTAAGAAAAAGGCCACAGGAAAAGGAAATGCAAATAAAGAATTGATGTATGAAACATTTTTGGCAGAAACTAATGTTGATTTACAGAGTCGATTGACTCCAAAGTCAACTAAAATCGTCAACCCTGTTTCAGATATCGTAGATTCATATTATATCTGCAAAACAGGATTTCAATAATAGGAATTTATGTTAGCCCCAAGAGAACAAATAGACCCTTATTTAATTGAAACGAAGAATGGACAATATAGAAAATTCACTAAAATAGATGCAGATTCAGTAGCACAAGATATGCAAGCAGCCGGAAGAGATGTAGAAGTATATCACAAAGGATTGTTACAATATCGTTTGAGTGGAATATATCAAGGAGATCTTTTCCAGCAATAAAAGACTTGACAATGTATTATAAATTTGATATAATAGTATTATAAAATAAAAATAGTGAGAGAAGATTATGAGTTTAATGGTATTCGATGATTCCAAAATCGAACAGATAAAGAAACGAAACGAACAGGGTTCTCAAGAGAAGTTCGATGTTGTATCCGCCTCTAAAGAAGCAAAGGGCGGAAGTGAATTAATCTATCAGAGAATCAAAGAAAGAGTTCCAGAAGATACATGGAATTACTTTCAAGTTATCCTATCAAGAGTTCGTGAGTTAGAGGACAAGCCAAAAATCCTTTGGTTTCAAGATACCTCTCAAGATCCAGAAGTACAATTCCTTAAAAAGAAAGAAGAGCGAGACAAATTTGAAAGGTTTATATTTCCTTCTGATTGGTCATTGGAAAAATACCATCTTGATTTAGGATTGGAATATGAGAAGAGTGTAGTTCTCAAGAATGCAATTGAACCTATTCCTGCACACACAAAACCTAAAGAAGGCCCCATAAGACTTGCATACATATCTACACCACATCGTGGATTGGATGTTCTCATTGCTGCATTTCGAGCAGCAAAGTTTGAGAATGTTGTATTAGATGTATATTCAAGTTTTAAGATATATGGATGGGAAGATAAAGATGATGATTGGAAACCATTATATGATGCTTGTAGAGACACACCTAATGTCAACTATCATGGATCGGTTTCTAATGAAGAAATTCGTACTGCACTTCAACAAACACACATACTTGCATATCCTTGTTGTTATAAGGAAACTGCTTGTATATCTGCAATCGAGGCAATGAGTGCGGGATGTGTTGTTGTGTGTCCGAATCTTGCAGTTCTTCCAGAGACTTGTGCAAATTTTGCATGGATGTACGGATATTGTGAAGACAAGTCTGAACATACCAGAAAGTTTGCATATGTACTGAAGGATGCAATTGATAACTTTTGGGAAGCACCAGTTCAAGCTGGTCTTGCATTCCAGAAGCAATATTTTGATATGCACTATGACATCGATACTACTGCAAAGCAATGGTCATTGATGTTGGAAACGATTAAAACCAGCCTGGAGAAAAAATCATAATGGCAAGAAAGAAAGTAACGATTGAACGAAAACCAATCAAACCAGTTAAGAAGAAACGAAATCTTTCTGAAGAAACTAAAGAAAAATTAAGAGCTCGTCTTGCGGAGATGAGAGCAAAGAAGAAACCCGCAGAATACAAGAATGTCAGTAAGAAGGTTCTTGAACTTCCAGATGATGATACATATTCTTTTAAGAATGTGAAAGAGTGGATTCGGGAAACTAAAGATCAAATATCCGCATCTAATACACAAGCAAGAGGTAGGGGTGTAACTCCTCTAGACAGACAGAAAGCATCAAATTTTGCAGATGGAAAGAAAGCATACATTCGATACTGTGAGCATTACTTGAGAACAGGAGATTGGATTGGGATATTTTCGGGGAAGCATGAAGAACATAAAGTGACACCAACTTGTGTCGCAATGGCTTATTACCCTGACGGCACTCCTAAGAGGTCTGTGGGGGTATTCTACAAGGATATTAATGCAGTATGGACAAATAATATGGATGAGTCAGAATATGTAACTCAGGAAAATAGGGAATATGTATATACTGAAACAGTTGCATTGACCGATACACAATTTACAGGAGAAGTATAATGCCAGAATTTAATGTTCGTGAAACTCTTGAAGAAGTTGCAAAAGCAAAGACAAGAGAAGATAAACGAGATGTTCTCAAGAAGAGAGAAAATCTTGCAACTAAAATATTGTTGCAATTGAACTATCATCCAGACGCAAAGTGGTTACTCCCGCCAGGAGCTCCACCTTACGAACCAGCAAAAGAAGGTGATATGACATCCAATTCTTTTCATTATGAAGTAAAGAAATTGGATTACTATACAGATCCAAGCCCACATCCTTTGTCGGATCTTCCCATGTTACGAAGAGAGGCAATGTTCGTTGGTCTTCTGGAAAGATTAGATCCTCAAGATGCAGAAATGATGATTGCAATCAAAGATAAGAAACTATCCTACAAAGGATTGACATATAAACTGGTTAAAGATACTTGGCCTGATCTACTTCCCGATGTAGAGGAAGAAGAAAAACCTGTTTCTCAGACCCCCTCTAAGAAAGAAGAGGTGGTTACTGAAGGTTGAAAACATATAAATATAACTACAATTTGGTTGAAAGTAATTTTTTTATGTATATTTTTATCGATATGAATGATTAACCAAACAAAGGTACAAGTATGGTAAAAACAGTAAGGGTATTCCTTGCTCTATTTGCTACACTATGGTATACGGCTTCTCCACTTAACAGTTCTAACTTTGGTCAATTATGGATTCCTCCAATCGCAACAGATGCCAGTGCAGCAATCATTGTAGAAAATGCGATAGACCTAACACAGAACTATTATAAACCTCTAGAATTTACTAAAGTGAAATATACACCCGCAGATGCTGAGTGTATGGCAAAGAATATTTATTTTGAGGCTAGAGCGGAGAGCACGGCAGGAAGATTAGCAGTTGCAAATGTTACTATTAATCGCACAATTGATTCTAATTATCCTAATACCATATGTGAAGTAGTTCAAGACGGAATTCATCATTATAATAAAAACTTGAAAAAGTTTTTTCCTGCGAGAGATCGTTGCCAATTTTCATGGTACTGTGACGGAAAACTTGATGATCCAGATCTTACAAGTAGATCGTGGAAAGATTCGGTATTGTTGGCAGAAATAGTTCTCAACAATCATTATGATAAAGCACTCATCGATATAACAGATGGTGCAACTCATTATCATGCCAATTGGATGGACAAATATCCAAAATGGTCAAAACATAAGAAAGTTATGGCTTCTATAGATAGACATATTTTCTACAAAAAACATTGAAAATAACTTGACAAATCCTTTTAAATGATGTATAATATATTATGAAAGGTCAGAAAAGACCCTCTTCATTTAACCTTAAAG